TCATTCAAGATACCATCAACTAGTGTGTCGATAAAACATGCAGCATTGTTGAATACATCAGTGATGAATCCCATCAACAGATCAGTGATGAATCTTGCAATAACATCAGTGATGTCTGCGATACTACAACCAAGAGACTTAAAGATATCATCAAAGATCTTCTTGATTGTCTTGAGTCTGTTGCTCTTCTCTGTGATTGGTTTGAATGCTTTCTCTGGATCTGCGAGTGGTCCAGTGTTACCTACCACTACCTCTGTTGTTAGTAGAGTTTTGTTCAAGAAATCGATAGCACCACGCAGTGCCTTTGTGATCTCTGTCTTTCCTCTAGCAATGAAACTCTTGACTAGTCTGACTACACGACTGATGTGATAGCGTGCTTGTCCAATACCATCATAGAGTAGACCGTTGATCTTACTGACATAGAAGTCACCGATGTTTCCTCCTGATGCTTGGTTAGCAGCGAGAAGATCGCCAACGATTCTAGTCAGACCACTACGAAGATTGTTCTCCTGTCCACAGTTAGGGTTAGCAACAACAACACAACTCTTACCACCAGTTGGGTTAGTCTCACTGTGCTGTGCATATGCTGCTAGCAATACAGGTGGAGCACCATCTTTCAGGTCTGCCTTGTCTGCATCAATGACACCTTTGTCTGTGTTAGCACCACTCTTATTCTTACCGCTCTGTGTCTCTTGAGAACGGTTCTGTTTTGGATTAGTCTTGGGGTCAACGACAGGTTTAAAGTTGAGTGGAGCAGATGGATCATCGTCTTAGAATGATTCTTTGGTTGCACCTTTGACACCACCAATAGAACCCATGATGACAGGTCTCTGCTTGTCATTGTCTAGATAGAATCCAACAACAAAGCAACCACGCTGCAGTCCAGGAGATGCACCACCAGTGCCACCCTCAATGAACGGTGTGGTCACAGGCATCATGATGTGTGCCCATGGTAGTTCTGATGTGGAAGTAGCATTCTCACCTGTCTTCAGGTGCTGTCCAATGATACGCACACGATATCTACCAGACCTTTTAGGGTCATCCTTTTTGTTGGTCTCTACCTGACCGATCCACCAGGAGAATCCATCAGAACCAATCTGGTGTATGGGATACAGTGACGATAAAGATTGATCCATCTTTTAATAACTCCTACTCTTATTTAACCTTAGAGTCATACTCTTTAATACCCATGGTGTCACGAATGAGTTCCAAGTTAGTAAAGAACTGAGGTTCTCCACTATCAGTAACGAATGCAAAGTTGTGAGATAGTGCAGCGATTAGGTAGGTGCCACTTGCTTCCTCATCATATGGTTGCTCCTCTCTTAGTTTCTCTGCTACCATGTTAGGTAGCATGATCTTGATCTTATCTCCAACCATTAGGTCTGAGTTGCCAGCGATCTCGATCTGAACTCGGTGAGTATCCATCAAGTAATGTCTGCCAATTGCTTGTGCAGTGTAGTGCTTAGCATAGTCTGGGAACTGTGCATCACCACCCTCTTCTGGGTTAGCAACATCTTCACCGCTATACCATGCTTCATGGTCTAGCAGGATGCTCATCACTCTGCTAGGTCTTGCTGCCAATTCTTTTTGATACTTTGCTAGTGTTGTCTGACTACCAAGATGTGACATGTTATTGAATGTCTTTGACATGTCATAAGTATACTCTTCATACTTTTGAGAAGAAATATCAAAGAAGCACATGTGTGAAGAGAAGATTCCGTTGTTCAACTTCTCGGACATGTCAATGTCACCATCGAATGCATAGTTCTCAATGTTATAGTATACCTGATCAGGTGGCATTCCAACAGAAGGTCTTGAGTAATATGTTTCTACTGGTGGTGTGCCACCGAAAGAATCTGTGCCATCGGAGCACAGTCTATCCATAGATTGGAAGATGAATCCACTCTTGTTTTGAAAGAATAGATAACCTGCTGTGCCTGATGCCTGCTTCTTATTGTTGCCACCTAGTTCGGACTCATTCTTTCCATCATCAGCACCACCACCTTTATTAAACTTGGTGGTCTTTGATACTGTCTTATACATCAGTGACTGCACCAGTGCATGACACTTCCTACCATTAGGGAAGACACTCATCTTGAATTGAGATTCTTCTGCAAACAATTCTTGGTCAGTCTTCAATATATTCTTGAGAATATCTGAGACAATTGTTTCTGGGTTTTCCTTATACTTTTCTGTAACTCTAGCAGTATCATTCTGCAATCCTTCCTTAGATGTAAGCACTAGAGTATAGTATTGCATGTTCCTTTGAACAGATCTGTTAACGATCTTCTGGACAAGCATCTTATATTCTACTGGTTCCTTCTTAATGTTGTTTGCTTTGACAGTAACTTCTTCTCCACCTTGGATAGGTAGGTTGCCGATAAAGTTTTGTCCACTGTCAATCATCAGCAGGTTTGCTGTAACGAATGGTTGATAGATGTCCTCATAGTAAGAGAACATTCCAACTGCTTTAGTAACATCATATCTAATGCCAGATACATCAGTGATGATCACTTCTTGAGGTTCAAATTTCTTGACTGAGTTTGACATTATGGTTTAACTCCTCCGAGCAGTGACATTGGTGCGTTAGGATTTCTCACTGGAAGTTGAGCACCACCATTACCTGTGTTGTCAGCTGGTTCACCTGTATCTTGTTTTGGTGGAGCAGGAAGAACAATAGGTGGCAGTGTTGTTGGTTGTCCAGGTTTTGGAGTTGCTGCAGCAGGTTGAGGTGTCTGTGGTGTTGCAGTAGGAGTAGTGGTTGGTTGAACTACTGGTGGTGCAGCACTAGGTGAAAGTTGTCCACCAACACTGAAGATAGTTGATGCAAGAGCAGAACCATCGGAAGGACCAGATGCTCCAGGTGCATAGTATTCAAAGTGTAGGTGAGGACCAGTAGTAGGACCAGCGCCAGGAGTTCCAGGTTCTCCACCAGTTTTACCAAGGAATCCTCCTGCTTCAACTCTTTCTCCAGGAGAGACTGCTACAGCACTCATGTGTAAGTATCTAGACTTAGATCCATCATCATGCTGAACATATACTTCGCCGTTGTTACCTATTGCAGGTGGTGTGGTGGCAATAACTTTTCCTGGTCTCTTGAGAGATAGTTTAGTTCCTTGAGGAGTTCTATAATCAACACCCCAATGCATCTTGGGTCCTCTACCCATGATGTCACGCATACCAAAACCAGAACTGATACCAAATCCATCAACAGATCCGCCACCAGTAATTGTTCCTCCACCAATAGTAGATCCAGGTGTGACATTGGATGATGGGTTCTCGCCATTGCCGCCACCATTTTTTCCTCCACCTTTACCTTTCTTACCTCCTATCCCAAGTCCTTTTGCTGCTGCAGCATCACCACCAAAGAATGCAGTGATTAGATTAGCAGGCAGACCAAATGCTGTAGCAGCAGGGACAAACATCCTAGACAAAACTGGACGGAACAGTCTAGAAACACCACCCATGTTGTTGATAACATTACCAACAGTAGACATGAGAAGAGCACCTGCTGCCATGGTAGGCAGTTGCATCACTTTAGCAAAAGGATCTGCTTTCTTTACGTTATCTTGATTAGTTTTAACTGCTTCAGTCAGTTTGTTCTGTGGGATAACTGCCTGACCCGTGGTTGGATTGTCAACAATGCCACCACTCGCCATCTTTATTGGTGATGACTCCATTCTTGGAGCAAATCCTTGCTGTCCAAATTGACCACCACGATCACCAGCACCCTTCGCTGCCCATGGTGTAGAAGAGTTCATCGGTTGTGGTCCGACTGGTGCAGTGTATTGTGTCCTGCCCCTGCTCATGTTACGTGATGCACCACGTCTACCACCACGTCTACCACGACGACCGAAGAGACCACCTAGTCCCCCTCGACGACCACCACCACCTCGACGACCGCCACGACGACCACCGAAACCAAGCATGTCACCAGCAAAATCAAGAATACCACCAAGCATTCCCTTGAGAGTGGATCCTTTTCTTCTGTTGTCAATAGCTTCACCGTCAGCAGATCTATTTCTACCTTCTGCTATGTCCTCTGCTCTCTGTTGCTTTGCATCAGCAGCTTCTTCTTTCTGCTGCTCTAACTGCTGCTGCGAGATCTTTACTTGTTCTTCTTCAATTTTATTATTCTTCGAGAAGAATCTCCTGACACTACCTACATTCTTACTGAGGTTTACTACAACCTTAGGTGTCGGATCTTTCTGCTCTACTTTCTTGAGATCATCTACCTTCTTAGAGAGAAGACTGATCTTCTCAATGATACCAGTAGCAAATGTTCCTAGAACACCACCATCTTGAGTTACTTTTGGTGCCTCAGGTGGTTCTCCAGGTGCTGATTGATTTCCTGTTGGTTGTGCTCGCAACAGTGCTTCAAATCTTTTCTTCTTATCTAACGCTGGATCATCCTGATCATCAGGATTCATCTGGAAGAACCCTTTGGTTCTCCTCCTCATATCTCCACCGAACTCAGTGCCCAGTGCTTTCTTTGCAATGAAACCAAACCCCTGAGACTGTAGATCTTTTAGTCTCTGTTTCTGTTCGTCTGTCCTCTCGTCCTCTGGGATTTTCTTTAACTCATCGATCTCATCATCACGATTACGTCTTGCTCCCGCTGCCATCGTGAGAGCACTACCAATCTTGCCGCCAATAGCGCCAGCAAGATTTCCATATTGGGGTGCTTCGTAACTCTCGGTGCCTGCTGCCATGCTCGACCTTTTTTCCTAATTTTTTGCGGAGATTTTTTTTCGGAATTGATGTAATCGTGTGGTGAAATTAGTTTCACCTATGTATTTATCAGTTATTCTGTAACCTTGCTGCCTTCAGTGCATCGAGAGTTGTTCTCTGCCCTGTCTGGTCATAGTAGAAATGAGCAACTCCTGCTTCATCTCCCATGTCACTACTCTTCTTGTATCCTACAACATTTGTTGATCCCTCGTAGATGATAGGTTGGATAGTAATAGTATCGTATTGATCATTAGCTTCCATTGCCTGTAGGTTAGCAGGCATTGGTGGTGCCTGAAAGACAGGACCAGGATTCTCCATTGTGTGACCACCATTTGCTGCAGTATCTGTAGCAACTGTTTGTGGTGGAGCAGGTGTATCACCTGTTGGTCCAGGACTTTCTGCAGTATGTCCTCCATCTTCATCACCATTTGCATCTGGAGTAGTAGCAGGTGTTGATGGTGGTGAAGTTAGTGGTGGAGTAGTGCCTGGTCCTCCTCTATATTCCTGAACATTATTAAGAATGTCTTGACCATATCCAAAACGGTTACCTTCTTCACTGTAACCTTCGTATGCTTTGATGAATTGCATATGTTCTTGGACATTATCACCCTTCATCTTTGTCAGACCAGAGTTGTATTGGTTGCCCTCAACAATAGTATACTCTAACTGTGCGTAGAAGTCTCCAGGTTCTTTGTTGTTTGCTGCTGCCCATTCTTTATACTTAATCCATCTTGCACCAGATGCTGCATCATCTCTCCACTGTGCTAGACCCCACGCATGTCCGTTGTCTCCATTAGCAGCAGGATTTAGTGAAGATTCTTGCATCAGGTTACCAACCATGTAAGCAGCACCAGAATCTGAGAATCCTTTTGACTTATAGAATTGGAATGCAGCCTTCGCTCTCTCTTTTACATCACCAGATGGAACATTAACTGGAGTAACTGATCCACCAGGAGTGTTGCTAGTCATTGAACTCTGTCCTTCTGCACCCTCAGCACCACCCTTGCCTGTTCCAGGGATATCAATGCCTACCTTTTGTCCTGCAGATTTAACAGCATCGATGCCATCACCAACAACCTCACTGACATTGAACTTTGCAATGCCAAACAATCTTTCTAGAGTTCCAATCTCTTGCTGGATGTATGGTTTTGCTGGACCAGAAATTAGATCAGTTACATTCTGTGTGATACCTAGGATGAATGGTAGTGCAGACATCGATGTGTTCTGCACCGACGATGCTTCATCAACTACCTTCCTACCTTCAGTAGAACTCAGACTAAACACTGCCTCAGGTCCTGCTTCACCTGCCATGACACCACCCGATGCTAGTTTCTCAGGAGGAGGATTACCCATCTGTTCTGACATGTCCAGCACTTTTTGTTGTGTTTCAGTTGGGTTGTCTGGATCGAAATCATTTCCAGCAACTTGCTGTTTGACTTCTGGTTCTGCTGCAGGAGCACTGCCACCATTACCTACGATAGCATCATAGATAGAACCACCAACTAGATCTCCAAGAATACCACCAGCAACTGTTCCAACAAATGGAATCGGAATCAGTGTGCCTAATGCACCACCAAGTGAAGCACCAATTGCTTTTGCTGCTGCTCTACCTACTGGTTCTCCCAATGCAAGAGACACAACAAAGTCAATCAGTCCACCAACAATAGGAATACGCTTGAAGATAGGACGCAAGAATCCAACAACTGCTTTGCCTGAGATAGCAGCAGCTGCTTTGGTGACTACTGACTGCGCTGCTTTTACTGCACCACGCTTAGCAAACTCCTTACCACCAAGTCTTAGTGCTGTTCGTTGAACAATCCTACTAGCACCACGTCTACCTACACTAGCAGACTGACCGAAGTAACTTCCACCATCTAATAGATCCAGACCGAAGTCCAGGAGTCCACCAAGTCCTCCGCCACGCTTCTCTTCCTGTTCTTCTTCATCCTCTTCATCATCACGACGATTGTCGATTTTTAATGTATCAGTTGTTGGATCTGTATCTTCTGCGACTTTTTCTATCTGCTGTTGCTCAGCATCACTTTCAATCTCATTACTAAATGCTAGAAATTCTTTCTGAATTTCAGTAGACTTTTTCTTTAACTCATTACTCTCCTTGATCTCCTCGGTAGCTTCCTTAACTTCTATCTGTTGGATCTCATTTGCTACCGTAGATTGCTCTGCCTTCTTCTTCTTAAGAGCAATCAGTTGATCAAATTGTTCTGCAACTTTATCAAATGCACCTTGGATACCAGTTCTCTCTGGTCCTTGGACTGGAGGAGGGAGTGGTCCCTGCTCGTTCATGAAAGGTTGCACACTCGCAGTGAACCTTTGACTCCTGCTTAGTGCAGGATCTTGTGTGTCATCTGGTTTAGCAGAGAAGTATCCCTTGGTTCTGTTTACTAGATCACCACCAAATTGATTACCTAATGCTTTACCTAAGTAAAACATTGGTGGTTTAGCAAGTCCCTTGTCAGCACGACGTGCCTTTGCTGCCATGGAGAATGACTCTCCAACTTTAGCACCAAGAAACTCAGCAAGACCGTCACCCTGACCAGTGGGTGCAACATCAATAACTTTATACCTTATCTTCTTCGCCTTGACCTTGCTCTCACTTGGTAGTGGTTGCTCAGGTTCATTAACAATAGATTCTACAAGAGGATCCAGCAGGTTCTCATCGAACCCTTTCTCCATGCGGTCGATGAGTTCCTGTAAATTCTTCTTCCTTTTAGGATCAACCTCAGGCATTTTGTTGCGCTTTGATTTTTTCTTCTTGTTCCTTAATCCACTGGTTCAGAAGAGAAACATAAACTGTTCTCTCCCAAGGCATCATTCCTTCAATCTCAGTCAAAGAGTATTTATGGTGCTGCATGAGAGAGAAGTTTGTTCTAAAATAGTTTTCCAACGTATTATAGAACATGCTCACCCGAAAAAAGACTGCAAACCCTCCAACGTGTAGGACGATTCAACACCAGTCTTTGGATTCGTTACCGCAAACTCATGACGTAGCACAGGCATAGACGTAAAGAATTTCCTGACGTTTTCAAATTGTTTCTGAGTCAATGACTCTACGAACTGAATCTTTTCTTTGAAAGTGGTGGTGGTGTCATCATATACTTCATCACCTTCATAGATCTGTTCGATGCATCTAGCAACTGTCTCGAACACTTTCTCTGGTTCATCCAGGTCAGTGCCCATCAGTGTCAAGTCAACGAACTCCTCCAGTCCAGGATACTTCATGATCATACCAACCTTGTCAGTTAGTTCAATCTTGTTAGTATGTCCCTCGGGGACAGTCACAGTTACATTTGAGATGTCCAAAGTATAATCAACTCTAGTCTCATTGTCATCTAGACAGGTGATCTTCATGGTAACTTCTTCACCAACAGATGCTGCTCTGATCTTTAGGAACAGAAACTCCAGGTCAAACGTTGCGAGATCTTCTACCTTAATCCTAGAAAGAATACAGCTCTTGACAATAGACTTGACTGCTTCCTTTACATCTTTCCTATCGTCACTCTCGGTAGCGAGGAGGAGAACCTTCTCTTCTTTGACTAGGAAAGGACGATACTTAATTTTCTTTCCTGTGGATGGCAACTCAGTTTCATAAGTTGGTGTCGCCAGTGATGGTAGTGCCATAATAATTAACCAGAATAATTTTGAATGTTGTTGTAAGTAATGGTGTGCTTAGAATAATAAAAGTTTGCTGTCACTTTAGTTGCTTGAGATGCCCCTGCAGATAGAGGCACAGCATCAATAGCATATGGGAAGCAGTCTAACATTGTGTATGACATTGCTGCCCTACTGTTAGAAGCATTCCTTCCCTTCTCAGTCTTGGTGATCAAACATTTTGCCATGTATTCCTCAGGGTAGTTCAGTCTGATCGTTCTCTCGGATAGAATATTGCTACCTTCAGCAGCACTGTCCTTTACTTTAGATAAATTTTGTCCAGTAACATTTACAGGTTTGATTTCTTTACCCCCAGTGTCTATCTCTCCAAAGATGTGACCATACCACACGTTTAAGAACTTCAATGGTGTCAGGTCTGCGTCACAAATCCACCCCAACTGGAAGTCAGTATAGAGTCTAGTGTGTGCATAGTTTACCTGACCTTCGCCAAGTAATCTACCAGTAGTTTGACCAGTCATCGCAGAAATATTTGGAAGTTGTGCTTCCTCACAAAAGTATTTGATAACCATACCTTTGGATTGAACACCAGTTCCAAAGAAGTTTCCTCCTAGTCCTTCCTGATCACCAACACCTGATGTGGATCCTCCTGCTGCTAAACCGAAGTTAAATGCATTGAGTTTGTCAACTAATGAAGTTTGACCTTCGACACTGACCGAAGGAAACATCCATTCCACATCATAATTATTGCTATACGATATACCGCCATGAGCGATAATCGTCTGCATGAAGTTGTTAATTGACACGCTAAATAATTGTGGTGGTATATTTATATTTATGGCGTATTCAGGGATCTATAAACCCAAGCACCCACAGAAGTATAAGGGTAACCCTACCCGTATCATTTATAGAAGTCTGTGGGAACGTAAGTTTATGTATTTCTGTGACATGAACACCTCCATAGTTGAGTGGGGTAGCGAGGAAGTAATCATTCCTTATCGTTGTCCAACGGACGGACGAGTCCACCGCTACTATCCTGACTTCTATATTAAAGTCGTGTCTAAGTCAGGTATGGTCAGTAAATATCTGATCGAAGTTAAACCCAAGAAGCAAACAAAAGCACCGAATGAGAATCCAAAACGTAAGACTGCCTCTTGGAAGAGGGAAGTCCTAACCTACGCGAAGAACCGCGCTAAGTGGTCCGCAGCGGAGGACTTCTGTGAGGACAGGCAGATGAAATTTTTAATCCTCACCGAAGAACACTTAGGAGTCTAAAATGGCACAAGGATTTAAGTCTGTTCAGCGAACTAAGACTTATACCAGGACCAACACTCTGTTTGAAAAAGTATCTAATGCAGCAGGGGGCGAGAAGAAATCTCTCGCATGGTATAGATCTGCAGTAAAGCAAGCAGCATCAAGTTACAAACAAGACTTGAGTAAGTTCGTAAGAGACGAACGACAATCAAATGAAGATGAGAATACCCTTCGTCGCTTCGCAAAGGAGGGACACTTGTTTATGTTTGAATACAAAGCGAAGATGAAGTATCTTCCATACTATGACAAGAATCCTCTAGTGTATGTTGTCAAGGCATCACCGACAGAATTCTTTGGAGCAAACCTACATTACATGAATCCAAAGAAGAGAATTACTGCAGTGCAAAAACTTATGAAGGGTAGGATTGACATTCCTAAGATATGTTTCCATAAATATCTACAGAATCACGTTGATGGTCTCCTCCTAGATCTTGCTGCCGATGAATGGGACACCGCTATATTACTACCTAACGAAGACTTCGTAAAGAACATTGGTTCTACTCAGTTCCCTTACGATAAAGAACTCGTCTGGGAAGAAACAGCAGAGTCTTTCTACGATAAGATCAAAGGCAACAGAGTAATTAAAGGTTACGGAACTACACAATCCAAGGAGATGTCTCAGTAATGCCAGATCCAAGACAAGCAGATGCAACAGCAAAAGCTTCTGCTGACGCAGCGCAGTCTTCTGATGCTGCTGCAGATAAGAAAAAAGTTAGAGTATCTTATAAGTTCAAGGGTGACCGTGCGGGAAAACCTACCAGCAATAGACTATCATATCCACACGCGAAAGTATATGATAATCACACTGACTATGTGAAGTTCAGGTTTGTTAAATACAATCCACCATTCGCAAGCATGAATGGATTTGATTTCCTTGATAAGGATGGTAAACTTACAAGGAGTATTGATAGCAGTGAAGCACTGAACATCTACAACAATAGTATTGGTGAGTTTGATTCTGTTCCTGGTCTCCCTTCTATCATGATGTATATGCCAGAGGATATTGGTGCAGCGTATGGTGCTAACTGGGGCGGCAAAGGTTTCACTAACACTGGCGCTGATATCTTGCGTCAAGCAGGAACACTTCTGAATACTCAAGGATTCTCTGGGTTTGGTAACACCATGCAGAACATGGGTAATGCAATGACCAGAGGTCAAGGACTCGTTGCTAATGGTGTTGCTGCTGCAATGAATGCTTTGCCTGGTAAAATTGGTGGTTCAGTTGATACTAATGATGTTCTAGGTGGCATCGGTGGTGTAATTCTCAACCCCAATGCTGAACTATTGTTTTCTGGTTTTGAGCTAAGAACTTTTGGATTGAATTTTAAGATGGCACCTCGTTCTGAGACGGAAGCGAAAGTGATTCGTGATATCTGCACTACATTCAAACGTGCATCACTTCCTCATCTAGGAGCTGCGCCTGCCAATAGTGTTGGCAATCTATTTAAAGGAGGAAACAATACTGCAGAGAAGAATGACAACCGAAACTTTATTGGTGTTCCTAACCTGTGTATTGTTGAGTTCATGAAGGGGAAAGAACCACATCCATACTTGACTCAGTTCAAACCATGTGCAATTAAAGAAGTCAACATTACATACACACCTGACGGTCAGTATTCTACATATAGAGATGGTTCTCCTGTAGCAACAGGTCTAACCCTCAACTTTATCGAAAGCAAACTTATATACGACAACGATATTTCATACGGAGGAACCTCTTACTGATGCCATACTTCAATTATCTACCTGACATCAAGTATGATACTAAACCTATCTCGTATCCTTTTAGCGAGGCAGATTTTGTTGTGGCGAAGAACTTCTTCCGTAGATTCAAACTATCAGAAGAGTTCAAACAGTATGCTGTGTTCTTCAGACAGTATCAAGTCGGAGACTTTGAGCAACCATGGCAGATTGCTAATCAATTCTATGGTAGTCCTAATTATGATTGGGTTCTGCTATTGACAAACAACATCGTCAATCCATTGTTTGATTGGCCACTGGATTCATACACCTTCAGAAAGTATCTTGAAGGTAAGTATGAAGATCCATATGGAACCATCAAACACTATGAGACTTATGAATACACAGACTCTGCTGGTCTTGTCCAACAGAAAGCAGGACTGATTGTAGACCAAGCATACTTTGATGGTAGTAAGAAGTTCCGTGACTCTGGAACAGGGGTCACTGCACCTGTGCAAGGTAGCAGTCTATGTAAACCAGTAACAGTATATGAATGGGAAGAGGCACAGCAAGAGAAGTCTAGAGAGATCTTCATCCTCAAACCTAACTACCTCGATGGTTTCATCGACCAGTTCAGACAGGCGAACAAGTATAAAGATTCAACTGACTTCATCTCTACTAGACTGAAGAAGACTGGAGTCTGATCGACTTTTTTGCATAAAAAATGGCGGGAAAAATTTTTCCCCGCCAGCGGAATCATTAGTCCAATTCGTAACACGCTGAGCGTGCTAGTTCTGGATTCTTTTCTAGTGCTCTATGCACATGACCATGGACATCTTTTTCTAAAGTATGATGTGCTCTGGTGTGGACCAGTTCAATCATACCAAGACACCCAACAAACAGTAAGTTTAATACTGTCACGGGGTGGAAGACCACCCCTGCCACTTTTTTAATCAATCTTCTGCTGCAAGCTTAGCGAAGTAGGACAGTGCATCATCGTCATCGTTAGAAGATGGGGTGATGTCTGGTGCATTGAAGTCAGCACTGCTGGAGGAGACAGGAGCAGGTTCATACTCCTCGTCCTCGAAGGTAGGAGCAGGTGCTGCCTTGGGTTTGCCAAGACCAAGAACGCTGTTCATGCGATCTTCCAGGGCATCATAGGACTTGAACTGATCATCAGCAGTGAATGCTTCAAGGGAATGCTGTTGACCATAGATGGTCTCCAGCTCGTCATCATCAGCACTGAGTGCGGAGGGAGAATCAAACTCAGACGAATCGTAGTTCCAATAACCTGCGACAGTTTTGATCTTCAGTTTGAAGTTAGCACCTTCCCAGAAGTCAAAGACGTTGACAGGAGTCTCGTCTTGGAACTCGGGTTGCATTGCAGCAAGGATCTTGTCGTGGATCTTCTTACCGAACTTGTAGAGGAACACTTTGCCCTCGTTCTCGGGGTGCTTAGGATCCTTGACAACAAAAACGTTAGCGTAGTAGGAGAGTTTGCGCTTCTGCTTACGTGCAATCTCCTTGTCGGACTCGACACCACTGTTCCAGAGACCATTGTTGTAGGCAGAGACTGGATCTTTCTTACCCAAGGTGGTCAAGGAGTTTTCAATATACCAACCACCAGGACCTTGGAAGGCGTGGGAGTAGAGTTTTGCCCAAGGGAGTGCTTCTCCTTCAGGAGCAGGGAGGAAACGGAGAACTGCATACCCGTTACCTGAAGAGTCAAGCTCTGGTTTCCAAAGGCGTTCGTCGGCACCTCCTTCTGTGCTGGACTTAGTGAGTTCCTTCTGGAGGAAGTCAAAGTTTGCCTGGGACTTGCGCTTGAGATCTGCGAATGACATGTTAGATTTGTTAGTTATGGTTTTAGTGTTGGTCTTACGGTGCGAACCAGTCTCCCAGTCCCTTCCTGCCAACATGGTTATTATAACAGGGTCTCGGCAGGAGCGTCAACCCATGTGTTGGTTTGCTAAGCGTCCATACGACGCTGTGCTTCCTCTCTCATATTCTCTACCTTCTGCAGGAGATCGTTGAACATCTCCAGGAGATCGTCTCCAGGTTCAGCACCTAGTAGGACAGCACCATCCTTCATGGACTTCTGCATCTCCTTTGCTTCTGGATCATCAGACAGAGACAGTCTGGTGTAGAAGATCTTTTGTTTCTCGATGAGAGTCATCAAGACTTCAAAGTATTCATACTGCTTCTCGGGTGCGAGAGCAGGGAATGACATCATTGCTCGCATACAATACTGCTGCAACTCTGCCATCTCTTGAATGTCTCCACGGACCATTTCGTTCTTGAAAAAATCACTCATAGCAACAGTAACTTAGCTCGACTTGTTTTCTTCATGAAGTTTAACTTCTGTGCATCATACTTAAGTTTCTCCTTAAGTGGTTTGCTTACTAGTTTTGACACCGATTCAATCTCAATCTCATTAACCTCACAGTAGTGGATCACTGCATCAATATAGTTCATATCAGAATTATTCAATACTAGTTTCTCAACGTCCTGCGAGAATCTCGCAGCGGTCATAAATTTGTCCTCCAGATTATCTGCCATGTTTGTCTTGGTATTCTTGGATGTATTCCTGCAAGCGTAGAAAGTATTCCTTCTTAGGTTTCACGATAGAAACTTGGACTTCACCATTCTCACAAGCGACAATGGTTACTAGTTGCTCAACAGTAATACCATAAAGTTCTTGGAGGCAGCAAGCATATGCTGTCTCTTGAACGTAATAGTCATACAACCAAGCTTCTTTCTTTTCTTCAGCAGACGTTTTGAAATCGATGATAGAAAGTTTACCATCGTATTCTGCGATGCAGTCTACGCGACCCGCAACCTTAAGGTAGTCAGAATATAACGCTGCTTCTTGTAGGTATACTTTATTTATCTTGTCTAAAACATGCTTGCTTGAGTGGAACATAACCCAAGGGAGAGGCATGTCTTTATACTTCTTAGTGTCCAACTCATTGTTGATGTAGTCTTCCACCAGTTTGTGATAACGAGTGCCTCTACCTGCTGCGCGAGTAGACTTTGCTTGTGCTACTTCAGCACCTACTCTCTTGCGCCAGCGAGCAAGTCCTGCTTGCTTCTTAGCATTGTTTCCGATCACTGTGGTGATGGATGGATACTTACCACCACTAGGAGTGACATAGTATCTCTTCCCATCGATCGTTTCTGTTGTCATCTCAATGGGATCCATCCCAACATGATCAAAGACTTGCATTAGAATCCCAAGTTAAGTTTAGCAATTAGATAGTTCTTGACCAGACCAGAACGAACGATGTCTTCAATACCATATTCAATCATGGCAAAGTCTTTTTCCATGCTGGCAATGATCTTTTGGAAGTCCAGGATACCTGTCTTCTCATTGATCTTCTGCAGGTCAGACTGGTTAGAGTCTCCACAGAACATGATCTTTGTGTCCTGACCACAGCGAGTCATGATTGAATCAAGCTCGTGGAAGTTCAGGTTCTGACACTCATCAATGATGACAATAGAATTGTCTAGTGTAGTGCCACGAAGGAAAGATGTGGACCAGAACGATACAGTTTCTTGTGACTTAAGGTTCTCATACAACATCTCAAATGCTGCATCATCAGGCATCTCGAACATGCTTTGAACCATGTTCTTGTATGGAATCTGATACAGAGATGCTTTATCTTCATGGGTGCCAGGGAGGAATCCAATCTCTCTCGTAGCAACCAGTGATCGAACGATGTAAACCTTATCGTATGGTGTGTATTCATCCAACACATCTCTCAGTGCCAGGAAAAGAGCAACGAAAGTCTTACCTGTTCCAGCACAACCAGATGCATAGATGTTTTTCCCCTCACCATACTGCTCAAACATCAGTCGCTGATTGTCTGTCAGTGGTTCAATGTTCAGAAGGTAGTCAGAATTGATTGGTTTCTTTCTACGCATCTGCTTGGCACTCATGCCATTGATGTCAGGTTGTGTCTTCTTTCTAGCTCTTGGCATATTATGTCACCACTCCACTTGTGATCCAGGCATCTTTGCCATTTTGTTCATGTGTTCAGACCATCCAGGATGAGTCTTGTTCATCTTGTTACGCCAGTCTCCGACTTCTCCGACACCAGCGCAACCTTGTGACCAGTCCTTATCCCAGTCAGGATTCTCATCCTTCCAAGCACAGTATTCTTTCATGGTCATGTGGAGAGTTTGTGTCTCTCCAGTAGACTTATTTATTACAGGGTATGTTGGCATTGTTCGGTCCAAAGTAAAGGTTACTGAATTTTCTCACAGTAGTATCACCTGAGATATTATACCACACTTTCTTCGCAGCGCCAATCGCAGTGCCACTATCGAAAGCAATGGGGTCTACAAAGAATTTGACTTGTGGAAATTCTTTGAGGTAGGCATAGTTATTTACACAGTTCATGAAGTATCCTCCACTAAGAACAATGTTCT